CATCCAGAAGCATCTGGCGAAGGGCGACCCGCAGGGCACCATCCACCGTCGAGCGAAGCGGGCGAACAACCTTGGCAACGCCGGATACGCCATGGTTGATTTCAGATGCCAGAACAAGCGCACCGGGAGCCGAAGCGCCAGTCGCCTGTGTGCCGGGGGTATTGACCGCGATGTCAGTTGCGCCAGAGCGGAGCGGTGCGTCAATTGTGGACATATCCTGTTCCCTTATCCGATGATGTAGTTGAACTTGTGCTTGCCGACAACGGTTCCGTTCAAGCAGAAGGCGTTCAGGATGAACTGCCCCGAGCCGGGAGTGCCGTTGGCGATAAGCGCGGTCATTTCGTTTTCATCAGCAGAGCGCCCGGTAGGCGCTGCGCCCGATTGCGTGATGGAAAGCTTGCTGGACGAATTGACATTGCTGTCAGTGATCGTGAACTGTCCGTCAGACACCGGGGTAGCGCCGAAATCCACTTCAACAGTGTAGACAGCGGCCCCGCCCGGTGTGATGTTCAAATCGACAGTCACGCCGCCGATACGCGCCCGCAGTTTCCCGTCTGTGGAATTGAACCACAAAGACCCGTCTGGCGGCGAAGACGGATCGGCTGTCTTCGCAATCAGAGCGAGTTGGGGTGCGGTAAGGACTGGACCAAGGGTCTGCATGTTTTAGCCGATCACGGTCCAGCGGTATTGGTTGGTGGTCGGTGCCGTAGCGAAAGTGAACCGGACAGTGTTGGTATCCAGTGCAAGCCAGTCCGTGATCACGGCGGAATCGTCGGAGTTGGCCCGAACCTGCACGATCACGTCCTTGGTGCCGAGGTTGTGTGCCACGTCGATAGTCGTCAACGCTCCGTTGCCCATGGAACCGCTGAGTTTGCGGGCCACTATGGAGGTATCAATGGCGAAACCGGAAGCGCCAACAGTCAGACCGCCCGATGCGACGACAACGCCCGTAAAGTTCTGAGAGGTCAGCAAGATACCATTGGAGCCGGTATAAGCCGAACCACCGCCAAACTGCGTCCATGTTTGCGACGTGGTGCCGATGGTGATCGCCGCGTCGGACGTGATGACCCACGCCTTGTCGGCGTTCACCGTGCCTTCGGTCGAGTAGACCGTGGAACCGGGGCGCAACTCGGTGCCGTTGTCCGCGTCGAGTGCCCGTGTCATGGCAGAGGAAGCGCCGTTCCAAATCCAGATGCCGTTTTCAGACGCGGTGGACTGGTTTTTCAGCAACACGCGGTCGCTGGAAACCATGGACACGCCGTCCAGCGTGGCACCGGGGGTCGCCAAGGTGACGTTGGCAGTGGAGGCCACCCGCACAGAGTCCTTGATGACGAGGCCGCGCGCAACGTTGTCAACGTATTGCTTGTTTGCGGCGTCGGTTGCGGCAGACGGATCGCCAAGGTTGTTGATCAGTTGGCCCGTGAGGTCGATTGCCTTGAGAAACTTCATGTCTGTTGTCCTTTAGGTTAGGATGACGAAGCCGGTCTGTGCCGACGCGAATTCTACGGACACGACAGTATCCGATGCAATGATGTCCGCATAGACAACCTCCCCCGAAGCGAGGAAAAGCTGCACACCCGGCACACGTCCCTTGGAATGAGAAAGCACCCACGACGCGGAGGGTGCGGCTTGGTCAATACGTTCTGCCGCACCGGACGACCCAGCAGGGCCTTTGAGATTTCCTATGACAGTCCATGTGCCACTGAGGTTTTGCTCAAGATCACCAGTATCGGTATGCAGGGCGAAGTCGCCATCGTTGCCGCCTGAAACCGTTCCGCTGCCGGATAGGGTAATCCATTGCGCGCCGTCAACACCGGGGGTGCCGGGGTCGCCTTTGTAGAACGGCAAGAGGTCGATTGTGCTGGGCAGTTCAGACACTAGTTCAAAGTTGATGTCTATTGCGCTGGGCAGTCCAGACACGAATTCAAAGGTGGTGGGGTCAGCGTGGGAAAGAGGATAAAGCGTCAGCATCAGGTGATACCCCGCGAAATGACCAGTTCTTGCTTCGTGCTGACGACGACATTCCCCGCGCTGTCGAGAAGCTTGACATCGAAGAAATACCGAACGCCCTCAACCATAAGCGCCGTGGTTTCCTTCGGAATGTTGAACCGGGCATGACCTGTGGATTGGATCAGCCAGAGGGGTTTCATGTCGTATTCGAACTTGCGACCAACGTCCCTTACAATCGATTGTAGGGTGTAGCCCGTGTAATCTTCGAGAACCACGCCGTTGACCGGAACACGAACCCGTCCAACGTAGTCGAAAGTGGCCCCGGTTATGATGGTCAATGGCTTCATTTCTGCCCCTCGGATATTGCGACAACCATACTTTTTTAGACTGTTCAAGTCAATCGTGTAATCGATTGTAAGGAAAAGGGCGACCGCCGCCGCGACCGCCCTCCCCTCGCCTCAAGTGTCCCGGCCCCTGCCAGTCTTACGGGAACACGACGCGAAGTTCGTCGTCACCAGCCGAGGACACGCCGTTCAGTTGCAGGTTCACGTCCAAGGTCACGGCGTTGGCACGGTCGCCGTAGGTCAAGCCCGTGAAGTTGCAACGGTCAGCGTAGAAGCGGACAAGGTTGCCCGTGGTCTGGCCGACCCGCAAGTGCATCGGGAACTGGACCGAGTTGGAGAAGTCACCCCACATGCCCGTGAAGGCTTCATAGGTGGCTTCCGGGTTCAACTGCGCAGTCGGGGTGCGCCCGGTGATCTGCGAACCATCGTAGCCGTCGATGGCGTTCATGCACTCTTTCAGTTCGACCTTGTTCGCCAGCGTGATCGTGAACGATTGGGCGCAGAAGTCGAGGTCGCCCTTGATCGACATTTCGGCCAATTCGATCTGCGGCGGAATGGTCTGCTCGAAGACCGCATTCAGCGGCGTCGGCTGTTCCTGCGGATCGTTCCACGTTCCCTTGAATTCGAACGTGGCCTTGCCGACCTTGCCCGCGTCACCCGAGAACGTCACCGTCCCGGTGCAGGCCGTGAGGCGATGAAGCTGGCCGTCTTTGAAGACGTAGAGCGTCACGGTTTCGGTCAGCGACGATTTCGAGGTCGGCATATACATGTAGCCGACTTCGTAGAGTTCCACGATCCATTGCTGGCCGATAACGAGGTTGCCAGTCCAAGTCGGGGTGATGGTCGCGCCGGAAGCACCAAGGGCAATGGCGGTGCTTCCCGAGGTCACGGTGGTAATGGCCGCGCCGGAGGTGAAGCCGATGGTGATCACTGCGCCGACAGCCGCAGCCGTCAGACGGGAATCAGCATCGATCAGCGCAGCCAGTGCGGTTGCAACGGTCGCGGCAGACGGGGAGCCAACCACGTCATATTCGAACGTCAGACCGCCGATGGTGGCATACAGCGTGTCGCCCGCAGCGGGGGTGCCGCCAACGGTGAAGGTCGGAGCAACCGGAGTGCCGCCGAGGGCCAGCGTGGTTGCCGACGAAAAGTTGACACGAGCCTCGTTGCGGAGGTTTGGCATCACCGTCGCGTCGAGTTCACCAGCGCCCCAGCGCTTGACTTGCAACTTGGCCGTGGCCGAGGCCCCGCCGAGAACGCAGTCCACCAGATAGGAGCCGTAGAGGGAGGTCGGAGCCGCCGTCTTGCCCCACGTCACGGTCGGACCATTGACCACGGTGCCGAACGGGATGGGCGTCTCGATCTGGTTGGCGGCACCAGCCGACACAAAGATTTCGCGGAACGCGCAGCCCCGCAGCAGGTATCCCAGCTTGGAACGGGTCGTCACAAGGCCGGAACCCTTGATTTCATGTTCGAACGTGACCGTCGCCGTCTTCCGCCCAACGCCAGTCGGGATCGGGGAGAACGAAGGACGGAACACGTTGCGTTCCAGCGGGGTCGGGTCCAGCTTGAGGGCGAGGTTGCCCACAAGGAAGGCGTCATTGGTGGAATCGGGCAGCGGGTCAACGCCGCGCGTCACTTCAACCTTCGCATACATCATGCTCAGGTTGGTCTTCATGCTGGGTTTCACAGCAACCATGGCTTAGTCCTTTCTCTCGTCTGGTCTGATCAGGATTCGTGGATCGACTTGTAGGGATTATGAAGGCGGGTCTTATACGTGATCGTCACGTTCAGACTTCCACCGGGATAGGCGTCGGCTGTGCCGAAAATGGTGTGTGCGTTCGAGTTTTCTTCGACATTCTGTGCCAGACTGCCAAGGTTGTGATTCGCCAAGACTGCCATCTGCAAGATACCGAGATAGTATAGGTAAGTGTCTGCGGCGTCCAGCCCTTCTCTGTTCTGCCACCGAAAGTAGAAAAACACCGGCAGTTCATAAATCTGGCACCCACCGTAGATGCTGACCTTATCCTCCGTCCCACAATCGATTGCAACGAAAGGGGTGGTGGTATTCGGCATAAACTCGGGATCACCGAAATAGACGGCGCGGAACACTTTCTCGCCGTCTTCTTCCATTGCAAGGATTTCATCGGTCAGCGCGTCCATGATACGCTGACGGACAGTGCGACCGAGAACGGCTGTTTTCTTGACAAGGCGGGTTGGGTCTTTTTCGGTAGCCATTACAAGTCACCGTCCGGTTTGGGTTTGCGGCCCTTTGTGGTAATTCTGGCGAGTTTCATAAGGTCGATCTTGGACACTTCCGCCAGCATGATGTTCCCGAACTCTCTCGCCATAGCGGGAGTTTCGTGATCCACCGCATGTTCCATGAAGTGCTTGCCTTTGACCGTCGCCATTTCAAGAAGGACGTAGATGCAGTGGATTTCCCCGCCATCGTCCTTGTAAGCAATGTATTTCTGGCCCGTCTTCTTGGAGGGATAGACGAAGGTTTTCTTGATGTTGGCCCACGACCGGGGGCCGGGAAGCTTTGGCGTTCCATCGGGGCGCAGTGCCTCAAAAATCGGAACTGCCAGAAATTCGCCCTCTTGCGGATGGATTTCGCCGCCGCGTTCCCGAATTGCGATGTTGCCGGGACCGATTATAGAGCCACGCAGAGAACTAAAGCTGGTCCCGAAGGCCCGAGCATAGGTCCGGTCATACGAACGCCCCGTGCGGTAAGGAAAAGTGCCGTCCGCACGGGCGCGCAACAGTGCAAGATTGAGGTGGCGCAGAAGGGCTTCCCGCATTTGCGGCCCCATGCGCGCTTGCAAGCGACCAGAGAAGGGGGAGGTGGACAAAGCGGAAAAAGCCGACATTGCTGCGGCTGATACGTCAACGTCAAGAACGTGAGATTGACGAAGGGCCATTAGGTGTTACCACCCACGAGAACGCGGCTCTCGCCTTTCAGCAAAGCAAGGGCTTGGGTGATCAGGCCGGATGCCGTCATGCCAGCGTCGGAAGCCCGCGACTGTGAGCCTTTGCGGTCACTGCCGTTGATTTCGTTCTGCCATTTGCGGACATACCATGTCGCTTGCACGATACACGCCTGCTTGATGTGTTCCGGCGCTACGAGAATGTTGGCGTCACCGTTGGCGTTCCCCGCCGTAACCTCATCCTTGTATCCGGCTTGATAGGTCACGCGCAAGGCGCGCGGACGCGATACCATGACGGCAGGGTAGAGGATCACTTGGTTCTTACGAGCGTCTGTGGTGTAGTAGGTGGTATCTACGTCTGCGGTATCGTCCCAGCGGCCCGAGGGGCTGTAGCGCAAAAGCACAGAGCCGTCGATCAGAGGCTTTTCGCGCAGGGTGGCGACGTAGACGCCCTTGCCGCGATTGATCGAAATATCAATATCGTTGGTGTCCAGATAGTCGGTGAAAGTGCCGAAGTCCCACTCACGGCGAGTATAGCGCCGTATCAGGGCAGAGGCTTGAGCGATGGAAGACAGGATGATGGCGTTATTGCCCGTATAGCCTTCCTCTTGGTTGAGGGCGAGGGCGATGTCTTGGGTAGAGCAAAATACGGTCATGTCGCTTCCCGCTGCAATCGATTGTAAGGGCGGAGGGGGCCGCGATGGCCCCCTCTCGTTTCGTTCAACGCCGGAGCCTCGTCGGCTTTCCGCTTGCGATCATCTTGATCTTGCGATCAGGGTCAACGCGAGTGGCGCGTGGGGCATCATCATCGGGTGCGTCCACATTGCGATTGATCCGAAAGATCGGCTTTTCCAGAAGTTCGCCGTCCCCGTCTGGAACCTCGTCAACGAGGTCTTCGAGAAGCTGGACGATCTTCGGGCTGTCGATCACAACGGGAACCCCGAACTTGAAGCGCAGGTGATCCTTCGGGTTTTGCGGCGTATGGTCGGGATGCCGATAGGTGTAGACCTTGCCGCGAATGAGGGTTGCAGTGGTTACTTTGCGGGTTGCCATGGAATGCTCCTGTGTAGGCTCTGGTGTTGATTGGTGTGCGACGCCAGAGCCTACGGGGTTGGGCTGGATCAGCCGATGTTGATGGCTTTCACCACCATGTCTTCCTGTTCCAGCTTGAAGTCGAAGCGCATGGTGAAGACGATGATCAGCACACGCTCACGGGTGTCCCGGTCGAATTCCATCCGCATGGTCCGCTGGACGCCGAACAGAATGTTGGTCGGGTCCATGAACAGGGCTTGCGAAGCGGGCATGGAAGCCGCGCCCACCAGCGGGACGCCGAACGGGGCGAAGTTCACGCCCTGACCGCCGACCAGAACGCTGTCGCCAAGGCCGGTCTGGCGCTGGGCAACCTGCATCATGTATTGCAGCGCCTTGTTGTGCGCCACGTAGAACTTGTAGCGCGACATCACCCGCTTGAACTTGTCGGGCAAGGACTGGATCATTTCGTTGAACGTCACAGCGTCCAGCACGGAGCCGCCGTTGTTGACGATGTTCGAAATGGACTGGATCAGGATGCCGTCCCGTTCCGCGAGGAAGGGGTCGCCCGAGGCCGTATCACCGTTCAGCACCATGTCTTCGATGTCGATACGGATGCGCTCGGCCAGTTGTTCCAGCACGGTCTGTTGGAACCGCGTGTTGTCGATGGCCCCGCCTTCGATGTTGTCTTCCAGCACTTCGTAGGGCAGGTTGACTTCCGCGATGACTTCGAAGGTGTCCAGTTCGACCTTCGAGGTCGTGACCTTGGTGCGGTCCACGCGGGCCAGCGCACGGGGGCCGAAGTCGCCAGCGTTCGGGGACGACACGTTGCCTTGGTTGGCGATCCGCAGGGCGCGGTTCGTCAGCGACAACTTGTTCACGATCATCTTCGGACGCGCCATGTTGATCAGGCGCACATCGTCCAGAAACGCGGTGTCCTGCATCAGGATGCGGATGAAGTTGTTCGCCTGTTCGGGCTGCATGAGGCCGGAAGATGCCAGATCGGCCAGCGCCATGTCGGCTTTCGCCAGAAGTTCCTTGGTCTTCATTTGAGTGTCCTTTTCTCTCAGTCTGTCGTGGGTTGTCGGGTTTCGGTGGTGTGCTGGCCGGGGATTACCCGATCAGGGCCTTGCGCTGCTTCGACCGCAGCCAGTCATCGGTGCTGACTTCCTTCTTCACGGGCTTTCCTTCGCCCTTGATTTCGGAGGTCGGCATTTCGGTGATGTCTGCCGACTTCTTCTGCTGGCGACGATCTGCCAGCTTGGAAACGGTGCCAGAGAGTTCGGAGAACTGCTCCAACACCGGGGCAACGGCTTCCTGCACCATGGCAGCGATGGTCTTGGTATCGACGGCGGGGGCAGCGGCCTTGGTTTCCACCGTGGCCTCGGCCTTCTTCTCGGTCGTGGGCTGCTCGACAGCCTTCTTGGTCGTGATAGCGAGGGCATAGTCCTCGGCCCACTTCGCAAGCTTCTCGGCCTTGTCAGTCCCTTCGAACGACTTGGCAATCACGGTTTCGTCGGCTTCGATGAAGCTGGCGAAGAACGCATCCATGGAGCCGACCAGATCGGCGTAGTCCATTGCGGCCTTGTTCAGAGATTCCTGCTTGGCGGCGGGGGTCGCGCCGTCATCTTCCAGAATCGCCATCATCACGCCGTTGAACGCAGCCTGCACATCGTAGAAGCCGGGGGGCGTGGCGTCGTAGGCCATGCCCGCTTCCAGAGCGTCGGACAGGCTGGATTTCTTGGCGTAGAACGCATCCCAGCCCGAGAACTTCTGGACCTTGGTGGCAACGGAAGCCTGCACCTTGGCGAGGAACGCCGCGCGCTTGGTCAGCTTCTTCACGGGCTTTTTCTTCTTGTCGGTGGCGGCGTCGTCGCCACCTTCGTCGTCCATGCCGTCGCCGTCAGCGCCCGTGGCCTTTTCTTCGGTCGTGGCGTCGTCGTCACCCTCGTCGTCATCGCTTTCTTCCAGCTTGTCGTCGGGGTTGTCGTTGGAGGTCAAGCCCTTGGCTTCGGTCGAAGCATCGGCACCTTCGGCGGCAACTTCCATTTCGCCCACGAAAGCTTCCACGCCTTCTTCGTCGGCGGCGACCGGAGCCATCTTGGTAAAGGATTCATCGTCGGTGCCCGCAGGCCGCGCAACGAAGGTGTCGCCTTCCTCGGTGATGTCGATCTTGTCGGCTTCCCACTCGGCCTTGGCGATCCAGTCCTCGACCGACGCTTGATCGGGGAACTCGGTCTTGGCAAACACGATCTTCGCCATGACGGTTTTCTTGATCGTCGCCGGGGCTTCCGCCTTGCGGCCCGTGTTCAGTTGCTTGTGCGACTTGGACACGTTGACCGGGGCCAAGTTCGTCCGCTTCTTGATTCCAACGCTCATTGCGCCCATTCCTTCTGCTGATTTGATCATTGTGAAGGGCGTCTCATTCGCCCCTCTGTCCACGATGGACACGAAACCTGCGCTGGCCCCATGAAGTTTGGAGGCTTTCCGCCGCGCGTATTTGACCTTCCCTCTCATTCGGCCCTCAAGTGTATGCGGTGGCTTCGGCCATCCGTTTTCTCGGTGATGTTGCTCGACTTGATGAAGTGGGCCGGGGAGCCATCACTGCCGAGGCCCGTTTGGCCCCATGCGATTTCCCCGTTGGCGTCCATACGGACAATGAAAGGGTGGGTATGCTTGTCGATTGGATCAGGATCGGTAAAGCCGTAATACCACGACTGGTATTCAACTTCAACCACCATGTCATCGCGGTATGTAAGGATTTCAAACGAATAGCCGTTGAGTTCCCCGGACTTGACCTGTTCCCACACGGCGGCGTCGTCAATCTTGACCGCAGCGACCCATGAGCCTTCCTCAAAATCCGGGTCGCCTTTGCGGGCGATGAAGCTTTCCACGATGCAGGCTTGGATGGTCAGGTTGTCATGCTGCACATCGATGGAGGTCTGCAAGCCGTCCATCAGGAATTTGTGGGCGAGGGTCCGCAGTTCGGGTGCCGCCATGAAGTGACCGTGAGCGTCCAGCGTATCCGGGGCGTAGACTTGGCCGTAGACGATACGTTCGTCTATTGCCTTGGTAATCCGGTAGCGGGCCGAGACACGCTCTGGCCCGCTTTGCGACTTCCGAATAAGGTCGGCTATCTTTGCCATATCACGCCGCTTCCGTTACAATCGATTGCAAGGCTTCGTCCAGTTGGTTCTGCATCTTAGCCGAAACTTTGTCCAGAAGTCTACGGATAGTTTTCGTGACGCCCGCAGCCTCGCCGGGATCGGCCCCCGGATCGGTGGTCGTGTCTGCATTGGGATCGGTTTCAGGGGCATTCGGGTCTTTCAGGTGCGACGTGATGTTCGCATCAAAAATGTCCAACCCCTTGAGAACCTTGCCCTGTTCAATGTAGGTGGTGATGATCGTGAACGGCAGGTCGCCCCACTCGTCCAACACCGGCTGAATGTCCGCGTCCAGATAACGGTTGGCGATCTTGATGGCAATGTTCGGCGTGAGTGCGCCTTCCGCGCCAAGGGCGTTGATGATGCGCCACACGTCTGCCGGGTCTTGGAGGCCGGGGCCAGTGGAGCGGACGCGCCAGAACTTGAGGCCATGCGTGGAAAGCACAACTCGTTCGAACATGGCGTCCCATGATGCGCGTTCCGGCACGAAAATCTGCATGTCGGCAACCAGCATGGAGGCGAAGGCTGACGCCCGGTTGTATTCCTTGGCATCCCCGACATAAACAGGTGGAAGACGGAAGCTGGAACGGGTCTTGCGTTCACCCTCCGCGATGTAGTCCTTGAACAGCCCTTCGTGCTGACGCTCGGACAGCATCGGCTTGATGTCAATCTTCGGGGCGGGCAGCGATCCGTCCAGCATGGCGGCGGGGTTGCCCGACGCATCCGAGACAGCTTCCATGACGACGATACGGTTCATTGACGCGGCCCCGCGCACACCCGTAATGTAGTTGTCAATCTTGTCGAAGCTTTCCTCGGTAAGCGCACCGCCAGACACCAGCACCGCCATGGCCGGTATGGCGTTGTCGCGGAAGAAGTTCAGGTTGACCATTTCTGCTTCCCGACCGCCAAGCAAAGATGGGATGGCCCCGGCCCAGCGCGGCACACCGTAAGGCGTTCCGGGGAAATACAGCTTGTCGTAATACATTTCGGTGGCTTCCTGCTCAATCGTCAGGGAGTAGTCCACCTCGCCGTTCTGCGGGTTGATCGGACGGGGGTCGCCGTATTCCTTGAACCACACGCGCTTGCCGTCTTGCAGGATTTGCACAAAGCGACGGAAGCGGCGGCGCATGTTGACGTGCGCGCCTGTGAGCGGGTCGCGGTAGGTGTATGTGGTATAGTCCCGTTCCATGCTGGTGAGACGCACGGATACAGTGGGGACGTGATCGAAACCGATGACGCGCCCCGCTGCATCCCGCATGATTTCGAAACAACGTCCCCCGAGAAGTTCCTTGTCCACCCGGCTGTCTTCGCGGTGGCGGTTCAGCGGACGGTCGTCATTGGTGAGGCCCGACAGAAGGCGTTCGATCCGCGACTTTTCATTCTGCGCGGCACGGGCGTCCTGCTGACCTTCCGGTCCGATGTATTCCAACACCATCCCGTAGGATTCAATGTTGGTCGTGTAGGCAT